CGCGGAGGACTCGGCCGAGCGCGAGTTGATCGCAGCCATGTCGGCCTGGTAGCCGAGGTTGAGCGCCTGGCTCTTGTCTTGATACTGCTGGCTCTTAGCCTGGAAGTATCCGCCGACGGCCGAGTTGATTCCGCCCATCACCGTCATCAGCATGCCGGCGTTCTGCATGGTCGCGGCGCCAGTCGCCGACTTCACCTGGGCCGGCGTCATGTTGGGGCCGAGCGAGGCCGTGGTGTGGCCGTTGATCCCAAAGAAGCTCTGGACGTCGTCCCAGCTGTTAGTCAGAAGTGTCGAAAACCCGTCGCCCATCGCTATCCCCCTATCGCCGCTTCGACCGTCAAGCCCACCACCGTGAAGGGCAGCGGGTCGGTTTGCGTTATCGTCACCTGGCCGGAGGTCGACCAGCTCGCCGGAATCACGATCTCAAGCTCATCCGTCACCAGGTTCGGCGCCGAGCCGTAGGGCTCGGTTGTGCGCTGCTTGTACTGCACCTGGCTGCCACCGAGCGGCCCGGCGAGGATCGAGCTCGACTGCCAGACCCTGATCCAAACTTTGTTGATGTTCTTCACCCGGCCCTGCCCGTTGCCGTCGACCTGCATCACCAGGGGCAGCGTGTCGATCTGCGGGGCGTACGGCAGGCCGATCGTCACCAAGATGGAGGGGTGTTGAATTGTAACCACACCACCTGTAACCACCTGCGGCGGTTGTACGGCGCCGTCGGCGAGGATTGCCACCGTCTCACCCTCGAGCCAGGTCAGGCCGCCGATCGTCGGCCGCGCCCAGGACCAGAGCGCCGAGGCCGCGAACGTGACGCCGGCGGGAATGGCCGTGACAGCGATCGCGTTGGCCGCAGTCGTCGACGACGTCGTCAGAATGTTGAACTGGTACGTGTTGCCGTCGGATCCAGTCAGAACCAGGTAGCTGCCCGCGTCGCTCTGCGTGGGATAAACAAAGATCGCCGCCGACGCGGTCAGGTTATACGTGCCGTCTAGCGGCCCGGGAGCGGTGTCGGCAACCGCCGCCGCCGTGGTGCCCGATGTGTTGGTTCCGTTGAAGGTCGCGCCGGCGTCGACGAAGAAGCAGTTCGCGAGCACGGCGCCATAGTTGCGCGTGGACATGCGCTCGATGTAACGCACCGTCGATCCGCCCACGGTGCGGTTCACCACCGCGTACAGACGATCCTCCGCGCCCTCCGCCACGCAGGCGATGCTTTCGAAGGTGCCGTCTGTTACATGGTGGTGCCAGGCGCCGATGCCCTGCTCGGGGATGTAGCTGAGCCCCAGCAGCGTGCCGTCTGAACTGACAAACCAGACCACCTGCCAAGGGCACTTCATAAACGCCTGGTCGACGATGGTCAGGTTGTCAAACAGGTGCGCAGCTCGCAGCGAGATGTCGCCGGTGACGTAGCCGCCGATCTGCCACTGGTACCCCATCTCGCGAACGTGGCCGCCGCGGGCTGCGCAGTAGATCAGCGAATTGTTGACGATGGTGGGAGACACATTCGCCGCGCCGATATAGGACTGCGGCCGGGCGTCGATCGTCGACGGCGTGATTACGTCGGTGTTCAACGGGCTCACGCTCATCTCGGTTGAGCTGGTCAGCAGGATCAGCTGCAGCAGCGGCACGATGTGTTCGATGGTGGACATCTCGCGCGTGGCGATCGCGATCGCAACGCGGTCGGTGTCCTGGACCGGCAGCGAGTAGCTCATGTCGCTCTCGGTCCCGCTCTTCGTCATCCAAAAGTTTTGCGGCTGGTCGGTGGTGCCCCCGAAGCAGCGGCGCTGCTGGAAGTAGGAGACGGCGCCCGGGTAGTTGCCGGCGGAGTTGAACACCGGATCGAAGAACGGCGGCGTGATTCCCATGTCCGGATTGATGTTCGTATCGCTGAAGCTCAGCGTGCCCGCGGCGGTGTTGCCGATGTAGCCGAAAAGGCCGTTCAGCTTTTTGTAGACGTAATACTGGAAGGCATTCGGCGCCGCGGCCCAGGAAATAAGGTTGGACGAGCCGGTCACGTCGAGGTTGTTGATCACCGAAACCGCGGCCGAGATCGCGCTTTGCTGGATCCCATCGGCCGCGACTGCGGTCACCACGTAGGAATTGTTGATGTTGAAGATCTTGGTGCCGTACTGGATGGTGGCGGGGCCACTGTAGGAACTCCACCCCGAGGAGTCGAACACGTTCCCGCTGTAGTCCATCAGCGTCAGCTCGTTCGGGATCAGGTTGCCGCCGCCGTCGACCGGCACCGTGTTGACCAGGTAGAAGCCATCCATCACCGTGGGCGTTCCGCCGATGACTGCCGTCAGCCCCTTGAGGTAGATCCCGTCGCCGAGCGCGAGTGTGTGGCTCGACTCGGTTGTAAAGAGCGCCGGGTCGGCGATTGAGACGGTGTGAACCTGCGCCAGGTACCCAGGGCTCGCGGCGATACCCACGCCCAGGGGCGCCGCCAGCGCCTGGCCGAAGACGATGCCCGCAAAGCTCCAGTTGGCCGCGCCCAGCCGGCGGAGTTCCATTGGAGGGTAGTTCGGATGCACCAGTGTCATCACATCCGCCGACTGTGCGTAGTGGATGGCCATCAGGTCCTGGGCGGCGTAGCCGTTCGGAATCTCGTAGATCAGGCTCGCAGGCATCGCATAGAAGTACCCGGGCTCAGTCGGGGGGACGGTGGGCGCCGAGGGGCTATCGGTAAACTGCCCCGAACAGTCGTAGACGACTCCCGAATAAGAGCACAGCTCGCCCGCCGCATAGACCTTCACTCCGTAAACGTAGGTTCCCGTCGAGCTGGCTGCCATCAGCAGCCCGGTCGCCGGATCGGTGATGTGGAAGGTGTTCGCGGTGAGCACTGTGACCGTGTAGTTGTAGCCGAGCCCGTCAACCCCGACCAGCTCGCTTTCCACCCCGGTCTGTATCCCTCCCGGCAACGCGGACCCGATTCCGTCAGCAATGAATTGCACCAGGTCGCCAGTCTGGAGAGTGTGCGCTGCCCAGGTGATGACGGTGGGAGTCGCGGCCGTGAACGCCACCGGAGCAACCGGGACATAGGCCCGCTGCGTCGCGCCGTAAAGGATTGTCGCGCCCTGGGTGTGGAAGCGGAAGTAGCCGGCGCCCACCTCGATCACCACGGTCTGCGTAGTCGAGTAGGTGAACGGGAGCAGCCGCGCCACGCCGCTCGCCTTGGTTGCACAGACGTATCCGAAGCCTGGCCGCTTCTCCGCCGGCCCCAGCGCGGTGGCGATCAGGTTCTCGATCGAAGCGGCGCCGGACTGAAACTTGCCGTCATCGATGCGGCCGAACATCTCCGGAGAGAGTTCGCCGCCCGAGAACGACGGCTTGAAGACGCGCATGTTGGCCATCGGCTATCTCCCCGCCATCCAGCTCACGCGCTGGTGCACCACGACGTGGCGCTGGCTGGCGTCGGAGTTCGAGGCCTGTACTTGGAACGTGCCGAACTTGGTGAGCATCGCGGTCGACATTTGGGCGCCATCTTCGCCCTTGATGATGGGTCCCGCCAGCATCGACGCCAGCAGGTAGGAGAGCGCGAGCACGAACAGCGGGCTGAATTTGTTCGGGTCATCGACCTGGATGGTGTAGCGCGCAACCGCGCCCCAGGTGTTGGTCAGGATGAGCTGGTTGCCTTCGCCGTCCTGCTCGGTGGCGTAGGGCTCGGGCTCGTACATGTTCTCGGCCGGATTGGCGAAGTCTGGTTGTGGGGAGTTCCACTCGCTCCACTCGCGATGTCGCTCGCCGAAGTTGGCCGAGTAGTCATCCAGCGCACACTTCGGCAGGATGGAGATCAGCTTCACCAGCTCGGCGGGGTAGGCGTAGGCGAAGCGCCAGGTGTTGCTGGGATTGGTTGCCGGCGCCAGGGCGCTGCGCACCGTGGCGAAGCCCCAGCTGGCCATCTCCAGGATGGCGGACAGCGCGATCGGGTAGAAGGTGGCGCAGTAGCCGGCCTGCGAGGATCCGTCGGGCGGATCGATCGAGGTCACGTTGGCCGAGTCGCCGATGTGGCTGAGAGCTGCGTTGCAGATGTCGACGACTGAAGCCATAGGCCCTCACAAAAACAAAGGGCCGAGGCTGTTTATCCTCGGCCCCCTGGTCAAACGGTTTGAAGCCTAAGCTCTAGCCGGTTTCATCGACCGGCTGGACACGTCTTTTTGCGGCGCGTCTTCAGTCGGCTTCTTGGCCGCGACGATGTGCTCGTAAAGGGGTCCGGAGTGTTCAAACTCCTCGCCCTCTTCACGCAGCTGGTTGTCGTAGTGCCTGCACAGCGAACGAACCCACATCGCTTACTCCTGCTTCCACGCCGCGCGAGCGGCGTCCAAGACGGTACGAAGTACTAGCTGACCGAGAATCCGGACGGCCGTGCGATGTTCCGCGGGACGGTGTTGCTGACGTAGGCATCGAACGCGCCGGCCGTCAGGACCGCGGTGCCAACGCGCCACACGATCCGGATGTACTGGCGCAACCCGATCGGAGGATTCGCGACCAGCAGAATCGCTCCCTGCGTGGCGCTTGCCACCGGGACAACTGGACCGGCCAGCGCATCCGCGAAGGTAGCGTTATCCGCCGAGTCCTGCAGGACCGCCTGAATCGTTGCCGAGCCGCCGGAGGTTGCCGTGGTGGCCACCTTGGCGACGATCCAGAGCTGTTCGCCGGTCATGGCGAGGTCCGATGCGTTCGGAAAGACGGAGTCGTAAACGTTGGTGCTTGCCGTGTCGGTCTCTGCGGTGACGACCTGGGCGGAAGCGAGGACGGTTTCAGAATCGAGCATTCCCATTTTTTTGTTCTCCTGCCGGGGCCTTTCGGCCCCAGCCGTTGGATTTCTTTGTTCGCCTGCGAGACCTGAGTCTCGACTGCTTACGAGACCTGGCTCTCAGTCGCGAGGATCTGGTCGACGGTCAACACCGGAACGCCCATGAACATGAGCTGCCCGCCCTGAATGCCGGTACCGCTGCCTGCCACCGATCCGGCGCCGACGGTGCCGTACTGGTTGACTGCCTCGGTGAAGCTCAAAGCGTTCTGGCTCTTGTCCAGTGCGCCGATCGACAGCAGCTCCTTGACCGTGCGGCTGCACATGAAGGTCGGCGTGCCCATACCCATGGAGGGGATGCGCGCGAGCGCCTTGATCATCAGCTTGTTGATCCAGGTGGATGCGGTGATGGCCTGGGTGCCGCTCTGGCCGATCAGGTCAGCTGCGAGGACGTTGGCGATGCGAACCGCATAGCGCCAATCCTTCACATGCAGCCCGTACTTCCACTGCCAGAGTTCGGCGTACGCGCGGAAGCGGTTGTTCGAGGCGTCGAACGCGTCGATGATGCCGAGATCTTCCTGCACCAGGCCGGCCTTCGAGCCCTTGGGGTAGATGCCGGTGACGGTGTTCTCGCCCCACACCACCAGCCAGATGCTGGTGTTGGTGTTGCCGGTACCGCCGGCGTCGATGATGTTCGCGCCCGAGGTTGCCGACTTCTGGTTGTAGCGCGGAGTCAAGCCGAGCACGCCGTCTTTGGTGGTCGACGTGTCGCCGTAGACCACAGACTGCGCGAAGGACTCATTCATCGCTTCGATGAACGCCAGGCCCTCCGACAGACGGAACGCTGCGGTGTTGCCGTTCAGCTCGGCCAGGTCCTTGTCGATCTCGTTGCGGCCTTCGAGCATGGCGCAAACGTCTTCGATGGTCGCGCGGCCGGACTTCGACACCGCAACGCCCTTGTAGAACTGGCGGAAGCTCACCGTGGGCAGGCCGACGCGCACCACAGCCTTGTGGCCGGTGGGCAGGTTGCCTTCGATGAAATTCATGTACTTGATGAGTTCGTTCGACTGGTTCAGAAGCTCGGCGACGACTGCTACTTTGCCGTCGGGGCCGAAGCTCTTTGCGATGTCGATGAGAGTGTTGTGCCCGGAATTCAGGGGAAGGTTTGCCATGGCGGTTTAGTGCTCCTTTATGCGGTCTTGTCGTACAGAACGGCGGTAGCCGAGGCCTTGCTCGCTGGAGCTGTGCCTGCGACAAACGTGTCCTCACTGAGTGCCTTACCGGCCTTGTAGAGCAGCCGGATCATCTCCGGATGGTTCCCAAGTCCAGTCGAGACCAGCAGCTTGTTCAGTTCAGGCGACCCGAACGTGTCGAGTGCCTTCTTAGCGGTTCCGAGGTTCACCTGGAGGTTGTCGCCGCCGAATTCCTTGTCGGCCTGCGACGCGTCCAGCCATTCCTTGCGAATCGCCGTAACCTGCTCGATCTGGCGCTCCGCGATCTTCGGCGCCATTGAGTCGAGTAGCTTCTGTGCCGCGAGCTGTGGCAGGTTCGCATCCTTGGCACCAGCTTCAAACGCAGAGAGCAAAGTCGAGTCGTACGCCGTTCCTTCGGGCGCCTTGAACTCGTACTTTTCCGGTGCGCCTAGAGCTGCCAGCGCGTCGGCTGCTACCTTCGCCGCGGCGGTCGCCGTTGCGTCGGTTGCTGCCTGGGCGTCGGTTGCTGCCTTGGCTGTTGCTGCTGCAGCTGCTGCTGCCTGGTCTGCTGTTGGAGCGGGCGCTTCCGTGCCTAAGAGAACTGCAGGCACTTCAGCGGCCGCCACCGGCGGGGCTGCGACTTCAGTTGGGATTGGTGTCGCTACCGTCGCTTCTGCGGGCATCGTTACTCTCTTTCAACATCTCGGTGTAGAGGTCGGCACACGTCCGGTGGATCAGGTCGAGGGTGCGGTTTCCGTAATTGCGGTTGCCTTCGTTGAACGCCATTTGCATCGCATTGGTGTTAAACGAAAGCCGGAAAACGCCGGCCTGTTCCAGCAGACGCCACACGATCCTGCGTCCACGTTTGCTACCCATCAGCCACTTCACATCCAGCGCTTCAACTTCGCTGGTCAGGCGTCTCCGGGTTGCTTCAGCTTCCCGGTTGACCCGCTGCCCATCGAGGTCGGTTGGATCGTAAGCGGTACTCACAGTGCTCAGTCTCCGGCCAGCTCGCGGCCTTACGGGTATCCGCGCTAGAATGGCGCGATGGATCGCCGTAGGTTTCTCAGACTCTTCGTGGCCGCCGGCCCGCTGGCAGCAGTGGCGCCCACGTACTTTTTCGCCCCGAGGGGCGACTGGAACTTCGGACCGTCCCAGCGCATCCTCACGCGGTCATTCGGTGGGGGGGTTCCTTCGATCCTGATTACTGGCGGGATGCGCAGCGTGCGCAAGACTTGGCGCCGATGAAAGCGCTTGCCTACGTGTGGCGCTGACCGTTTTACTTTTTGTCGTAGAGGGTTTTGCCGGCCTTGGTCGCTTCGCCCGAGACTTCCATGTCGGTGATCTGCAGGCCGATCGAGTTCTCG